GATGTGACCATTCACCAGGCACTGCAGTATAAGAAGCAAATGAACCTACATTACCTAAATTATTCAAAAATGTTGGAGCAAAAGCAAATCTACTACCTGATAGACTTAAAACAAAGGTAAATCCATTGATTGGACCACTATCTGAATAATCTAATATACGAGCGTTACTGGTTAAATTAGTTCCAGGTTTAGTCCAAAAAGCATAACTAAGTGCAGTAAGTGATGGAGTAATTGGAACAGTGCAATAAGTGCTAGTTCCGTTAAAAGAACCAGATTTGCCCATATCTCTGATTACTAATCTGTCAGATGCAGCAGACCTTGGCATTTTATTCCTCTGCCTGATAATGAGCTATGAATACATCTGAGAAACGAGTAAGTTCAGCATCTTGTGCTTCTAGGTCATCTAGTGGTACATCACAACGGGTATCTGAATTGATAATATCCCCGTCTAAAAGTACATTAAAAGATATGTGACCTATGCGACCTTTTGTTTCGTCTGTAGCAGTGACTTCGTAATTAGCCATTGTTACTTCCAAAGTAAGGTTATGTCAGCAGTACCACCAACAGTTGCGTATAGACCAGTTGAAAACTCTACAGCTGGTAGTTTAATAAAGTTAGGACCAGCAGCAAAAGTAATAGTGTTAAATATTACTGGAACTGCATTAGTAGTGTTATCCCATAACTTAAGTGTTCCTGAAGAGTGAGAGTTTACTACGATACCCTTAAGTACGCCTGCACCAGTCTTAATCAATGCACTAGCAGTAATGTTAGTGTAAGTAGCGTTATCTCTAATCTTTAATACATCGTTGGTTAAATCTTCACCAGCGATTTTGCTTTTTAAGTTTATATCTAAAAAATCACCTGTTGGGTCATAAGCCCTGTTTAGAACTGCTTGTTCTGAATATTGTATATCGTTTGTTGTATCTGCCATAATTTCTCCAAATTAATAATTTAATTGTAATAATTTAATTGATGATTGACAAGTGATTTTAATACTTTTATAATAAATCCACATTTCATTTAAGTAAAACCCCCAGCCATAATAGCTAGGGGGTTTTGTTATTTTTCTGCTTCTTCAGGGTCTTGTTTACCGACAGCTATTTTACAATTCTGTCTGGTACAGCCCCTAGCAAAACAATCTGCTATTTGCTGGCTCATAAACAGGTGAGTAGGCATACCCCCTGGTGTCTCTCGGTGCTTAGCGTGGTAAGCTCGGTGTTCTTCAGCAGTGAGAAGTTCGATATTACAAGGTAAGTTTCTAAATAACTTAGCAATTTTACCTGCGTTGATATATCTTTTTCGAGGAAAGTATTTATGATGTCTTTGGAAGTTCTGCTTCGTCATGTTACATCATATCCTTTTTGATTAACTTTTAGCTCGGCAATTTGCTTCTCAAGTTCTGCAACTCTAGCTTGTGCTTTTAGAAGCTTGAAACGTGCCGTACTAAGCCTTCTATGTAGGCTATAAAGTTCTTCGTAGGCTGTCATTTCCCTCCTTAAGGTGCGTGGTCGAGCTGCCAGGTACTGCCCCTAGATTTCCTAAGCATCTTTGCAAAGGTGTGTTCTTTACACTACAGCCCGAATAATTGCATTATAACAAAAACCCCCCTGTTATACGAAAGGGGAGTTAATGTAAGAGCCATTTTATTTTACTGGCACGAGTCGCACTCGGCAAGTTCTTTTGGGTCGATTGGGCAGACTTTAGCTAAAAAGTCCTGTTCTTCTATCTTAGGCTGTTCCACGCTGCTGATACTCCTGCTGCCAGTGCACCAACCAATACTGGTTTTAGGCTCTTCCAATCATTTACTGTAGCTACGTTAACAGCTAGTGCTGCTAGAGCTGCCTGTACAAATGTTTTACCTGCTCTTATTGATATATCTTTTAATCTTGCGTTCATTATAATCTCCTTACCACTTAGTTTTTGACGCCCAGTACGCTGCACTCATCTTGCCTTTGGCAATGTTCTTAGCGTGTCTGGCTTTGAATGATGCTCTACGAGCTTTCTCTGCTGGTGTTTTAGGATTTTTACCTGCACCAGTAACACCTTGTTGTCCGAAACGAATAGTCTTAACTTTATCTCCTGACTTAGCTACAACAACGTGTGACTTAGTAGGGTGAGACGGTGTGCGTTTAGGTTTGTTATAACCCGATACACCTGCTCTAGTTAATCTTGAGTCCTTCACTTCTTCTTCCTTGCCACTCTCATATTATCTACGAGGTTAGGGTATTTTCTACCAGCTTTCTTTGCCATTGCTTTAGCTTTGGCTTTCTGGGTTGGCGTAAGTTTCTTTGAAGCACCCAATGATTTAGGTCGTGGTTTGTTCCAGACCTTTTTCATTTCTTTTTCTTTTTCATCTTAGCTACTTCACGCCACATCATAGCAGCAGCAATACGTTTGCCTTTTTCACCACCACCTGCAGCTTTAGCTACTGACTTAAAGTTTTTACCTTTTTTGCCAATGTCTTTACCTGCACGAGCAGCTTTTACAGTTGAACTTCTTTGAGCTTTTGATAGACCAGATGACGGTCTTTTAGTTGCTTTCTTCATTTTTTAGTTCGTTTTCGCATTGTTGAACCAATTTTACTGGGTCGTGGTGGCATACCCATTTTACTTTGGTATGACTTAACAACTTTACCAGTTTTTTTAGCGTAACTTGCAGCTTTCTTTTTACCTGCTGCAGTGTATGCGAATTTTTTATTACCTACTTTTGGCATTTTATTTATCCTTTCCGAATAGTTTTTTAATTAATTGTATTATCGTTTCAATCAGTTTTTCAATAGTATTTGGTTCTTTTTCTACTGGGTCACTAACAATCGGTTTACCAGCAACGTTAGTTACATCTGCTGGGTCAGTAGTTACTGGTTTTTCTGGTACTGCTGGAGCATTATTAATGTACTTAGCTAAGAACTCGTTAGTAACATCTTTACCATCTGCAGTAATGACTTGTCCATTTTCTGCTAAGTATTTATTCCAAGCATTTGCTTCTTGGTTGTAAGCACCAATCTGCTTGCCATCTTTATAGACTTTGTACTTAACAGTAATACTTGGAGGAGTTGGTTTCTCAGCTGGTTTAGGAGCTGGAGTAGCAGGTTGCAATGCTGGGTGGTCATAAGGAACATTAGGAATAATTGGGTTACCATTTTTATTACGGTACTCTTGAACAAATCCTATTAAGGTATCACCACAGCAGGCAGTAGCACTTATCTCTCTGTGTCCAAACACATCATTCTGGTCTGCTGGGAACTGTGGGTTCTTTGTGCATAGCCAGTCTAAGAGCTGCTTGAGAGCTTCATACTGCTCCCTTGTAGGCATTTGATTGTGTGGAGAGTGGAAATATCCATCTAGACAGATAGCAACACTCTGACGGTTCACAGCGTAGTTTCCTGCGTGATAGGTAGCCTGGGTGAATGGTCGAATCCAGAAGATTTCACCAACGTTATCTATCTTGAAGTGATACTGTAAGCCTGGTCCTAATCTTGTATAGTGAGCTGCTGCTTCACTACGATACCTAGCCATACTGTCATAATCGTGTGGTCTGATGCTTGCATCGTGATGAACAATAATTTTAGTTATTGAACCTTCTGAGCGTGCTTCTTCTTTCCAACTAGGGTTTAAGTAACTATCTCCTCTTACATCTGTTATTGGATACTCTTTCATATTCCTCCTATCTAAAAAAGTTATTAATTTCTGTAACTAATATAGCTGTTATTATAGTCGTTATTAAACCAACAATCCATTTTTGTGTATTTTGGCTTTTTCGATATCCGTCTAATTCTTTTTTAAAAGCAGTAAATTCTTCTTTGGTAACAAAAGTTTTCAATAGTATCTCCTTAATTTGCTTTATGTCACCCTTCATTTCTGATAAATCATTATGCAAAGTTTTAGTTTGTTCTTTTAGTACAGCTACTTCTGTTTCAATATCCTTAGGCATTATAGTAACCCCAAATAAGCGTTAATTACTGTTCCGCCATTTCTATCACCAAAATTATAAAGAGATGAAGTTGTGCCACTGCTATGTAATGAATTTAAATAATATATGGTTGCAGAACTTACTGTAACTGGTTCTGGATACATAGTATGGGCAGCAGTTGCAGCTTGAGTACCACCCTGGTTTTCTGTTCTTGTGGTAAATTTACCATTAGATTCACTGTTATTAGCAGTTGATAATGTACTATTAACTGATACCCCAGCTGCTGCAGCTCCTACATAAACACTAACTTTATAAGCTAAGTTCCACGAACCAACTGGAACACTTAAATTAAGAGAAGTAATATTTGCCCAGGTAGCAGTAGCTACAGATGAGTTGCCACCAGCTTTATTAATTGCTGTTAGTAGCCACCTATCTGTTGATACTGGCATACCAAATGGACTTCTTTGCATTGAATAATAACTTGCACTTATGCCACCAGTTGTCGGTATGGCACATCCTTCTGGAACTTGAACTGTTACTGTCGTGTTAGTTGAATAAGCAACTTTAGTGATAATTGCATATTCTTGCAGCCCAGCACTTACTGCGTCTGCAAATGGACTATCAGTTGAAGTAGCAACAGCACTATTATTAGCTGTTAAGTTGTTAGCGTTTGTAGTATTAAGGTCAGTAATTACACCATCAAATGAATAAGCAGATACTAATGTAGATTCAGTGCCAGCAAAAGATTGAGAAGCATAACTTCGTATTGTGGCTGCAGTTAATACAGAACTAAATAATGCAACTTGTGCAATTTTCCCGTCAAATGGATATGTTCCAGTGGATTGAGCACCAACACTTAATGACCCAGTAGGAGTTGCGAATGCTGAGTTTGCATTATTAGTATATGTTGATGGCACTTCAATTCCATCAAAATAAACTTTACCAGAAGTTCCTGACATATCTATCGAAGCAGCTACGTGAATCCATCTTCCTAATGGCACAGATTGATTAGATGTGACATTATCATCGCCAGCTCTTGCACCAGCTAATATTACTTGACCATTTGAGTTTAAATAAAAATTCCAGCCATCAGTAGCACTATTAGCTCTTGCAATAATTACCTGAAGTCCACCAGTGTAGCTTTCTAATTTTATCCAAGCCATACAGGTTATATCATCTGTTTGAGCAGCTCCAGTTGGAGATGATTTTGTAAAATATTGTGTACTGCTTGATTCTAAGTCAGTACATTGGTCAGGAGCAGCGACAGTACGAGTAAATTTCATTCTCATACCAGGGGACAATGTGCTAGATAAATCTGTTGAGTTATACACTACGTCATAACTTCTATTGCCATTATAAGTAATAGTGTCTGGAGTATCTGCTAAATCTATCCAGCCTTGTTGAAGATTAGTATCTAATTTAGCTTGAGTAACAGAAGCATTAGTTATTGAAGCAGTAGTAATTGCATTATTAGCAAGTGTTCCATCCTGATTATGAGAAACTAAAATACCATTTATAAGGTCATCCCAATGAGTTTCAGTAAAGTACATTGATACTGCATCACCAGCATTGTGAACTATATCGTTAGTTCCTTCTTTACCACGTACACAGTTAATAATGTTATTGCCACTAACTACACCAGTAATTACTTCTTCATCTGCTGTTCCTGGTTCTATTACTAGAGTTACTGCTGTATCAGTATCTAATCCAGTTGTAGTTGTTAGAGGAAGTGTAGTAGCCCCAGCAGATATACCACCTACTCCGATAGTGGTGCTAAATCTTCTCTTTGCTTTTTTAAATTTATCTGTATTTGCTGCTGCCATAATAATATCCTACTGCTTAGTTAATGTTACATCAATCCAACCTGTATAAGTTCTTGTAGTACCATCTATCGAGCCTGCTGTAAAATTTAAAACTCCATTTGATGTACTACCTTCAAAAACTATATTTATTCCAAAAGCATTTGCATCTGCTGTACTTGTATAATCTAAATAATATCCAGATATAGAAGATAATCCAGTTGGTAAATTATTAGAACTTAAAGTTAAAAATGCACTAGCACCTATGGATTGTGAATATGTAACTCTTTTTTTATAAATAATAGTTGTCCCATAATCATATTTCTTCCAACTATTAGCGTCAGTTGTTGGAATAATATCTATCTTTGCTGAAGTAACTGCATCATCTGCTAATTTACCTGTAGTCACATTAAGGTCTTTAATCTTAGCCGTTTCTACAGCATCTGTAGCAAGTTTATCTGCTGTTACTACTGAACTAGCCAATACAGTTGAAGCATCTACTGCACTGGCTTTAAGAGTGCCATCTTGGTCAAGCGAGGTTAATACTCCATCAACCAAATCATCCCAGTGTGTTTCGGTAAAATACATAGTAACTGTTTCGCCAGCAGCGTGGGCAGTATCGGTAGTTCCTTCACGAGCTCTTAAACAATTAACTATATTACTTCCAGATACTACTCCAGTAATAACTTCTTCATTAGCAGTACCTGGGTCTATTACAAGAGTAATAGCTGTATCAGTGTCTAGACCTGCTGTAGAAGCTAAAGGAAGAGTGGTAGCACCCTGAGCAAAACCACCAACGCCAACAGTAGTAGAAAATCTACGTTTAGCTTTTTTGAATTTGTCTGTGTTACTTGCTGGCATCTTCCCTCCTAAGTTTTAATTATATAATTTAATACGATATATGGCTGTAAGTTGTTGTGAGCTCCACCACCACCAGTTGAACTAGAGGTTACGGGGTTACTACCTACTTCAGTTCGACCTGAACCAAAGTCTGCGTTGGTAGGACCTGCTACGGCTGTGGTGTGAGTGTGGGCAGGCATTTCTGCAATCGTTAGGGTGTGTGTTTTAGCACCTCCAGTTTCGCCTAATGAATCAAATGATGTATCAGAACTATCTCTACCTACTGGCACTTTACCTTTTAAGTTAGGGAGATTAAATGTAGTTGAATTATCACCAACACCATAAGTAGTTCCTATTACTGCATAAAGTGCTGCATAAGTCGTACGAGATACTGCAGTACCATCTGCTAATAACCATCCTGTAGGGGCAGAAGAACCTGCATATTGCATCACCGAACCTGCTGGAGACAATCCACCATCTGTTACTGTAATACTGCCAGTAGTAATACTATCTGCAGTTATATCTCCGTGAGTACCATCTTGTTTATGTTCTACTAATACACCATCAATTAAGTCATCCCAATGTGTCTCTGTGAAATACATTGCTACAGTAGCTCCTGCAATGTGTGCTTGGTCAGTTGTACCTTCTTTACCTCTAACACAATTAATTACGTCAGAACCGCTTACAACGCCTGTAATGACCTCTTCTGTAGCTAGTCCTGGGTCAACTACTAATGTAATTGCAGTATCGGTATCGAGTCCTGTAGTAGTAGTTAAATTAAGAGTGGTTGCTCCTTGAGCAAATCCACCTACATCAACTGTGGTTGAAAATCTTCTTTTAGCCTTTTTAAACTTGTCAGTGTTTGCAGCTGCCATAATACTCCTATGTTAAACTCTTCCAGCGTTGTGGGTCACCAGTTGGAATGATGAATCCTTTAGCTTGAATATTTAATAGTGTGTAATCTGAATTGGTATTGTTTGTGGTAATTACAAACTGAATATTATTAAGCAGTTTATTTACCCTAATACGTTTCTTTACTGAAGATTGTGCAAATGTAGTTGGAGTTACTGAAGTGTCAGAGAATTCTGCACTAGAGAACTGCTGAGTATCGTAACCAGCATTAGATAGTGTGTCCGATATGGTTACTGATTTAAGGTTAGAATATCCTTTTTTCTTTTCTGTACCTAATACGGTAATATTAATATTTCCTACAGGGTTGTTGAATTCAAAATAAACATAACGAATCTTTGCAAATGCGTTACGGTCTTTGTCTATAGGATAAAGTCCTGAGACATATTTAGTTTCAAAAGCAACCCCCAAGTCACCTTGTATATTATCAGATATTTCAATTAATCTCGAACCACTAATAGGAACTGCTAGGAGATGATTTTCACCATTAGTATCGGTGTACTCAAAGAATCTTTCTACACCAAATGTCCAAGGACCACTCCAGTTAAGTCTTTCGGTATCATTTACATAAATCCTATTATTAGTGCTATTTCCATATGGCATAGAACAAAATACTTTAGATTGATAGTAATATGCACACACACCACTTAATGCAGTACCAGTCATCTGTTCTATATCTGGTCGAATGTTTGCACTTATTTCATCTGTTGATAATAAGTTAAGCATCTGTGGCTTAGAACGCAATGAAAACCAACCACGTCTATTAAAGAACTGAACATCGTTTCTTACTTTAACTACAGACTGTGTTGAGTTAGAACCTACTGAACCTACAATCTTAATAGCTGATGGAATAACAAATGATGTATTACCAACTGTTACACCTTCTAAAGCCACTTGCCAGATAGAACCAATACCTTCTGGGTCTGATGTTAGTACGGTTGCATATGCTCCACCTTTACCATCACGATAGTGTACTACTGCTTTAGGTCTTTCACGACCACCCTTTTCAAGGTCAATAAATCCACCACCATTAAACTCAGAAAATGCTCCAATGTCTGGACCAGCTCCTGACCAGTAAACTCTCCAAGGATTGTTAGGGTCTAGTGTAGCCCATAGACGGTTACCAGATAGTTCCATTTGAGCAAACTTAGGACCACTTGTTGTATCGCCTGCTGGAGCAGTAACATAAGTGTTCATTGGTATAAACTCTTCACCAGTATCAGTAAAGGTTACTGTTGCACCACTAGGTTGAGTTACAGAACCAACATAACAATGTTGTCCACCACCATTACGTTCGTCTGAATAATAAATGTTATAAGCTGTAGCACCAGTTACTTTAGAAAATGTAACAGTAATGTAATCAGTTCCTGTTGTCCAATTATCCCGAGTCTTAGATATTGTTACAGTTCCTGCTGTTGATGCTGCAGTTTCACCTACGCCATTAACTGCTGTTACTTTATAAGAAGCAGTAAATGTAGTTGAAGCTAGTCCTGTCTTGGTAGCAGTAATAGTTCCTGGTGTAGATATTGCTGAATAAACTTGTAAGGTAGTTGTGCCATCATATCTAATAAGATTATCAGTACCATTGGCTATGTAAAGATAAGAACCAATCTGTTGGAAATAACATTTCTTCCCGTTTGTTATTGAACCACCAGTACAACTACTCCAGGTAGCACCATCATCTGTAGAACGTTTAATTGCTGTACCAGATGCAATTACTAAATGATTAACTCCTGCATCAGTAGTAAAGACAGCAGCCCCAGTAATAGTGTTGGTAGCATCTACACCATAATAATCAGAACCCCATCTTGGAGTCCATCTACCATCCATCTTTTGGAATAAGTTTTTAGATTCTTTAGCAGCATTAGGTGGTAGTAATGATTCATCTATAAGAGTAATAAGTCCTTTATTAAAAGAACTTAAATCCATCTTTACTTCTGGCAATCCACGTCTAGAACTGAGTTTTACATCTCGTGCCATTAACTACCAAATGCTCCTCCAGAAGTTATAAATTGTTGGTCTTGCAGACCATAATCCTGATAGTTAGTGTACATAGTATTTTTCATTACCATTTGTTTTAGACGTTCTTCTGCTTCAGTTAAAGCAGCTTCATATAGTGGTAAGTTGTTATCACCACGATGCAGTTCAGCAACTACTGCATAAACAATATAGTATGGGTCAGCCATTTCTGGTATGTCAGTTGTAGCAGCCATAGCTTCAGCACGTTTGTAATAATCGTATTTTAAAGTCTTACCTACCCAATCAGTAACTGGGTCTTGAGTTAAAACTAAGGTATATCCTTGAGATGTGTTACCTCTAAAATAAGCTGCTTGAGTGGTAGATATCTGAGCTTCTTCTGGTTTAATTACAGGTATCTTAGCTATTTCGTTTGTTCCATCCATTATTAATACAAATCCACCTGGGAATAAGAATGATGTTGGTGCTGCATATGTAGTGTCACCAGCAGCAATAGTTAAGGTTGCTCCTGTAGATACTACTGAAGTGTTAGTCCAGAGTTCATTCCATAATGTACCCATATTGTTTTCCCAGCGATTAATCATTACGTTAATTAGTCGTCTGCGAATAGTATAATCGTCATCTGTACTTGCAGGAGTTGTAGCATCTGCTTCATACAGAGTATGGATTGAGTCTTGTAAGTCTGATTCGGTTAATCCTATTGCTGCCATATTATCCTTTCTTATTAAAAAACAGACAGGAAACTAAGTCCTGCCTGTAATGCGTTTGTTACTTGGCAATTAAAATTATTGTACTATGCTTGAGTTCTTCTGACAACTACCTGTCCAGGTCTCATACGAACTTGTGGTCCTACACCTGGAACTCTACCTAATCCACCTGGCTTCTGAGCTCTAGTCTGAATAAATGGTTGGTTTACTCGTGGAGTGTAAGATTTTCTACCTCTAGCACCTTGTCCAAATTCATATCTTAATTCATTAAATACTTTTCTTTCATCATCTTCATAACCAAATGTAACATTATTAAATGCTCTTTCTGGTATTGCTGGGAATCCTTCTATAGCACGTTTAGCATTTATAGAATCAAGTCTAGCTTGCTTATAATTAGCAAAGTCATTAGATAACTGGTCAGCATTTGCTTTAAAGAATTGTTTAGCAACTGCAGGATTTTGAGCTTTAATTTGATAATACTGTTTAATAAGATTGCTTTGTTCTGGATAACCAACTTCCCTATATTGTCTAGCTCTTTCATTTTCAGTATTGTTTTCAAGACCTTTAGATTTAAAGTAACTATTGTTATCTTGATAGTAATTCTTTTCAGCTTTTTCAAAACCTGTATACCAATTAGTTGTAGCTCGTAGTATTTCTTCCATTTCTATATCATCACCAGTAGGTCTAGAGCGTAATTCAGTAACTAATTTTGCTCTTTCTGGAGTTAATTGGAATACTGGGTCAATAGGTTTTCCATCTCTGGTAAAGTCAGATATAGCTTGGTCTCTTAAGAAGTTATATAATCTGCCATCTCTGTTAGCAGCAATAACTTTCCAGCGTTCTGGAGATATAATGTTAGATATTTTCTTTCCACTCTGTCTATCTACAGTTGGTTTAGAAAATTCAAAATATGATGGTGCTAAATCTGGATTTTTAGCTAAGAAATCTTTTGTGCGTGCCACATTTTCTTCATAGTAAGCAGTTGTTTCACGTTGTCTTTGAGCTTGTTCAGGACCAAATTGTTCTACTTTAACTCCAGCAGCTCTTAATAATGATTGAACTACGTCTCGTTTCTTACCATATACATCTTCACCACCTAAGATAGCACTTGATATAGAATCTATTTCACGTCCCATAGGCACGTTTTGTGTGGCAAATGAACGCATTACATTTAATACTTTGCTACCAGGGTCAAGTTCATTATATTTAGTTACTTTATAATTACCATTTTCGTAAATAATAACATTGTTAGGGTCTTGTATAGACCTGCCCCTAAAGTCTTTATCTACAGCATATTGAAGCAACTGACCAAGTATTGGGTCATTCCAGCCTTCTGGTTTAAGTGGATTGCCTTGTATTGGTAGGAATCTAGTTACTGGAGAACCAATGCTATTTAATTCGTAGTATGGCATAAATCTAGCTACATTGACTGCACCCCAAGGAGTCTGCACTTCTAATGAAATATTTGTAAATGGTATCTTTGGAGCACCAAATCTATTTTCACGTGTTTGTCTATCTTGTTCTGATTCGCCAGATAGTTTAGACATACCGTCAGTAAATAATGACCACATTGCTACTGTTCCAATAGCTCTCATTGGATGGTCTATTGCAGCATTTTTGGCAATTCTAATTGAGTCAGCAGCAAATCGTACAAAGGCATTACCTATGATTGGAGTTTTAGCAGCTAAGTCATAGAAGAATCCTACACTGCTGTAATCCTGAAATCCTCTTTGAACCATAGATGCAGCTTGTTCTGGTGAATATCCACGTTTTAACCATATAGAGAATGCAGTTAATTTAGCTTTATCATCAGCTTCTGAATAAGATTTCTTAACCCAAGTAGCACCCCGTCTAGCAATATTATCATCACCTGTGGCATTTAGTAATCTCATTGTTAATTCTTTATTTGTAATATCAGTTCCAAATAATCCTCGTCTAACTGCTTCTAAATAGACTGGGCTTTTGCTTTTAATCATATTATTGACCTGAGCATATTCAGCATTAAATTGAACTGGGTTAATACCAGATAAATTAGAGAATATTACACGGTTAGATACTTGGTTACCTAAACGTACAGCAGGGTTAAATACAGTTAATATAGCTTTTTTAGCTTGTCGAGGAGCTAATCTGTCATATCTAGTAAATAAATCATCTATTGCACTAATAACATTATTTGTGTAAATAAATCCTTTAAAGTCTTCTGCATAAGTTTTGGGAACAAATTTACCAGCTGCTTCACCATATAAAACGTTTTTAGGTAACTGAATCATACCTGGTCTAGCAACATCTGATACAAGTCCATTTGAATTTAACCAGTTAGAATATTTAACCATAGCGTCAGCACGTACAGTTTCGGATAATCTTTTGGCTATTGCATAGTTAGCATCTTTAATCTCAGCATTTAATAGGTTTTCATCTACAATAACACCTTTTTTCTTAAGTGCATTTTTAAGTTCTGCTTCTGCACTTTTTCTAACACCTTTTGCATCTCCATCTGCTAATTCAAATATGTCATAGGTAGTTTTAATATATCTACCATTCTTACCTGCATTGTATTGACCTTCATTAATAAGACCATTTGCATAGTTAGTTTCATTTATCCAATCTAATACTGGAGCTAATTTTTCTCTAGATGCTTTTTCAGCAGCACTTAAAGTATTAATTGATTTAGCTTGTTTACCAAATGTACTGTAAACATTTTCTCTTTCTATTGGAGTAAGATTTATATCCCAATTAGAAACTTCTTTTGCCAATACTTTTCCATATTGTTCTGAGCCTTGGAATAATTTACGTTGTGCCAATGCTTCTGGAGTTCTTCCTGCTTCTGTACTAATTCCAGTAAATCCTCTACCAATACCTCTAGCTACAACATTTTCAGATACTTGAGCTCTTGCAATAGCCCTATTAACAGCTTGTTCAGCAGGCTGAGTAATGGTTTCTCTTAAGAGCCTATCAGGAGATATTGTTTGTCCAACACTTAATTGTC